TTCTGCATTCAGACCGTGAATTGCCTTCAGATCTTGTGCAAGCTCGAGTGAATACTCGGCTTTCAGTGCTCTTGACTTTGCTTCAACAAGAATCTTCTCGATTGAGAAGGACATCTCATTGAATGCGCTGCCGCCAGCACCAAGACCTTCTGCTTCTTCGGTGCCCATTCCCTGACCAACAGTGTAGCCAAGTGATGAAGCAGTACCAACTGGGTTAAGAAGACCAGGGTTGTCTCCAGTGGCAGGACCACTGGTTCCCATTCCAACTGCACTGCCGGTAAATCCGCTATTGAGGTTACGTCCAGCATTCTGAGCAGAGAATGATGAATCTGCTTCGTTGTAGAATGCTTCAGTTGCGGTTGAAGGATTGCGGTCGGTTCCATAGGTGGAACGCATTGCGAAGATGAGTCCAGTAGGACCATTCATTGGTTGAACGCCTGCAACATCATAAGCGATGAGGTTAGGCATTGAGCGTCTGATTAGTGAAATCAGAACGGGGTCGAAACCAGCAACTGGACCGCCAGCGGTGGCATCAGCGCCATAGCCAGCATTTCCTAGACCAGCACCGATTGCAGTATTGGTTCCGGTGCTGTTTGTTGGTGTTTCATACAGCATTCCCTGATTCTGGAATGCGGATTGCTCTCTAAGGAACTTTTCTTGGTTTTCGAGCAGGACAGCGGTTACAGCCTTTCTGTGTGAATCCTTGATTGTATCAAGACCTTCGTAGTTCAGAAGGGGTGCCCACTTTTCCTGCAGATGCTCGGATTGGAACATTTGCTTTTACCTTTTTGTGGATGTTTACGTTTGATTTAATATTAAATTCAGTTTTTAGCGACAGTTGAAAGTGTCTTCAGATATGCATTCATTACATCTGAATGGAATTCAGTTGCAACATCTACACCTTCTGAAAGTGTCTCAACTTTTGCTTCTTCAGAAACAGTCTTCTTAGGGAAATATGATTCCTTAAGTGTTTCTAACTTTTCACGATATTGTGTCTCACTTTCAAACTCAACACTTTCGGAAAGTGAAGCGAGCTTTTCTTTCTGAGTGACTGCGAGTCCCTCTGAAATCTCATCAAAGATTCTGTCTGCAACCGACTCGGAGAGACGGTTATTCAGAGCAACGTTTCTCTCAATTTGCTCGTTGAGTTTTGTCTCCATTTCATCAAGTTTATCTACCATGCTCTCTAATACATCATATTTTTCTTCAGGGATTGATACATAATGTTCTTCAAAAAGATTCTTCATGCCAGAAAGGAATGACTCTGTGAGTTCTTCCTTAAGACCTGCCTGAACGGCAAGTTCGTTTTGAGCGATCCATTCATCAGCAACATACTCAAGGTATGCATCAACTCTTTCCTGGAGTTCGCTCTTGATTTCCTCTACTGATTCGAGTACTTTCTGTTCAAATTGAACTTGATACTCTTCATCGAGAGCTTCTTTGATTTGAGCAACTTTTGATCTTAGAGCTGCTTCAAATACAAGCTTTGATTTTTCTTGATATTCTTCGGAGAGTCCTTCCTCTTCATTTACTTGATGAAGAGCTTGGAGATCTTCTTCAATATCAAATGTCTCTTCTTCAACGATTTCTTCTTCTGCTTCTGCTACTACTTCTTCTTCTTCAACTTCTTCAGATTCTGCAACAGTTTCTTCTTCTGTTACTTCCTCTTCAGAAATTACTTCCTCATCTTCCAATTCAGTCTCTTCATAAGACATTTTTGCCTTATCGCCAGACTTCATTGCTTCTGCTGCCTTTGCTTTCGCATTTACAGCATCTTTGACGGTTTTAAGTGTAGCTGCAGGATCTTTAATCTTTGCAGAGTCATCATCATTCTTATAGTTATCTGGGGTAGGACCACCAAGGTCTTCCCAACTACCAGTTTGACCAGGAGTTGAAACTCCAGATGCATCAGCATCTGCAGAACCAGCTGGTTTTGCATTAGCATTTACAGCGGTTCTGGATTGCTTAGTGCCTACTTCCATTTCTTGTAAATCTCCACGAGACATTTGAACTCTCCGTTT